TTTATGTCAAAGAACGATAGTTGTACTCCGTAGGAGAATCGAACTCCTATTACCAGGATGAAAACCTGGCGTCCTAACCGTTAGACGAACGGAGCATCTGTCTAAAATAAATAATAAGAAATATAATTTAGATAATCAATCCCATAGTTCCGACTATTTATATATTAGGGTGAATGACCCATTAAAAAAGTAAAAATAAAAATTATGGCATTTAAAGACTTATTTAAAGACGAAAACGACATTAATGAAAAATCTGTCGTTGGATTTGCATCATTTGCAATTATGACTTTGTTCGCACTTGCAGATTTACTTACAGGGTATTTTGGTACAGACCTTGTAATCAATGAGTTTATCTATAACTCATTCGTAGTTATTACATTAGGTTCTTTTGGTATTGCTGAAGTTGGTAAAATCTTTGGTAAAAAAGGACAAGAAGGACAAGAATAAAAAACAAAGAATGATTTTAAAAATTGGATCAAGAGGAAAAGAAGTCAAAGAACTTCAAGAATTTCTTGAAATCGGAGCGGATGGTGTCTTCGGTTCAGGAACTGAATCTGCAGTTAAGAAATGGCAGTCCGAAAATGGTTTGGGGAGTGACGGTATTGTCGGTCCTGCCACTTGGGATGCTATGGGTATTGCTACTACTGATAATTCAGAAAAAATATATGAAACGGAAAATGGATTGATTGTTAATAGACATCTTTTACCTGTGGGGGAATATAAACAAGGTCCCACAAATAAAGAATATGTTTTCATACACCACACAGCGGGGTGGCATAATCCATATAATTGTATTGACCAATGGGCCAGAGATACTAGAGGTGCGGTAGCCACTGAATTTGTATTAGGTGGTCCGTCCGTAAAAGGTAACGACACTAAATATGATGGAGAAATGGTACAATGTATACCCGAGGGTGGATACGGTTGGCATTTAGGAAAAAATGGTTCACGACACATGCACACACACTCAGTTGGTATCGAGGTTTGTAACTTCGGTTGGGTTAAGAATGGTAAAACATACGCAGGTACAAGAGTACACGAAAGTCAATTAGTTACACTTGACCAAGAGTTTAGAGGACACAAAACATGGCATCGTTATTCTGATACACAAATAGAATCACTAAGAAAGTGGATTTTATGGGTTGGTGAGAGAGATTCAATAGATGTTCGTAAAGGTTTACCTGAATCAATTAAAAAAATTGGTGTCTCCGCATTTGAATTTAATGAAGATGCATACTACGGTAGAATCAAAGGGTTATGGACCCATACTAACACTCGTAAAGATAAGGTTGACATGTTCCCACAAAAAGAGTTGGTAGACATGTTAGTTAGTTTATAGGGCAAAAATAAACCCCAACAAGGATTGCTGGGGTTTTAGGTCTTCAACGGTTTCAACACCATTGATTAACGAGAAAAACGAGAAGGTTATCGGCAAAGAGAACCTCTGATGTATAAATATATATAAAAATCAAAAAAGTTACGATATCTCCTAAATTAGGGGTAAATTTCCTAAAAAAGTTAAAGAATCATTTTCGTACTTGATCTCCACTGTCGTGTTTTCTACAATTTGACCTAATAAAATTTGATCACTTATAAAGTCTTCACACATATTTTGTATAATTCTCCTAATAGGTCTTGCACCATATTCCTCTTCAGAATTTCTTGAAAGAATTTCCTTATACACTGTTGGATGAAATTTTATATTGTAATTCTTATCTCTCAATCTACTCTTCAATTTGTTCATTTCGATAGTGACAATCTTCTTCAAAGACTTATTATCTAATTTATTGAATACGATTATATCATCAACCCTATTGAGAAACTCAGGACTAAATTGTTGTTTCAAAGATTTTCTAATTATAGAGTCTTTAACCTTTTCTCTATTAGTTCCATCGTCAAAACCTACACCACTACCAAAATCAGCAACTTTTTTAGCACCGATATTAGATGTCATGATTATTAAAGTATTTGTAAAGTTTACTTTTCTACCGAAAGAATCAGTTAAATGTCCTTCGTCCAAAATTTGAAGTAATAAATTAAAAACGTCTTTATGTGCCTTTTCAATCTCATCAAATAGTATAACAGAGAAAGGATTGTTTTTAATTTTTTCTGTTAATTGACCACCTTCATCATAACCAACATACCCTGGTGGAGAACCAATTAGTTTTGATAAATTATGTTTCTCCATAAACTCACTCATATCAACCCTGATTATTTTTTCGGGATCATTGAATAGTGTTTCGGCTAAAGTTTTTGCGAGGTAAGTTTTTCCCACCCCCGTTGAACCTAAGAACATGAATGACCCAATCGGTCTATTAGAACCTCTAACACCAACTCTATTTCTTCTTATCGCTTTAGAGATTGTTGCGATGGCATCGTGTTGTCCGATAACCTTTTTCGTTATGTGGTTCTCTAAATTGAGTAAGTTTTTAGATTCTTTAGTATCGAGTTTATTGATGGGTACACCAACAGTATCACTTATCATTTCGTAAACATCATCAATATCGATAGGTTTCTTATTTTGTTTTTGTTCTTCATTCCATTTCCTTTTCTCAGTTTCCAATTTTTTGAGGACGTTCTTTTCTTGATCTCTTAGATTTGCCGCCAGTTCATAGTTTTGGTCTTTAACTACTTCAAGTTTCTGAAGTTTAATGTCTTCCGCATTTTTTTTCAATTTTTCTATTGAGTCAGGAACTTTCACAGTAATTTTCTTTTCAGAACCCAACTCGTCTAATATGTCAATTGCCTTATCGGGAAATTGTTTGTCTGTTATATATCTCTTTGATAATTTGACTATGGTTTCAATAACACCTTTAGTATATAAGACCCTATGATAATCCTCGTAAGATAATTTTAAGTTCTTTAATATTTCAGTAGTCTCATCAGATGTTGGTTCTCTAAGGATAATTTTTTGGAATCTTCTAACCAACGCACCATCTTTCTCAATGTTCTTTTTAAATTCATCGAAAGTGGTTGCCCCAATACATTGTATTTCACCTCGGGCTAATGCGGGTTTAAGTATGTTTGCTGCATCCATAGAACCTGAAGCATTACCTGCACCCACCATCGTGTGTAATTCATCAATGAATACAATTACGTTTGGTGCATCTTCTAATTCATTTAGTATTGCCTTGATTCTCTCCTCGAATTGTCCACGGTATTTTGTTCCCGCAACCAATGCCGTTAGATCAAGTGCCATAATCCTCTTATCTAACAAGTTAGTTGGACAGGTACCTTCTGTTATCATAATTGCCAATTTTTCAACAAGTGCGGACTTACCGACACCCGCTTCACCGACAATAACAACATTATTTTTCTTTTTCCTTGATAGGATCCTCGCAATTCTCATTACCTCTTTATCCCTACCAATAATAGGGTCAATCAAGCCCTCACTTGCAAGTTTTGTTAGGTCCCTTGAAAAATTATCGAGTACAGGTGTGTTACTGTTTTTCTTACCTTTTCTTTGAGTTTGACCCTCATCCTTGTCTTCATAAAAATCTATAGACATACTTTTTTAGTTTTTAAAAATATACAAAAAATTATACCAAATGTCAACCTCGACATATACCTAAATTATATAATGTCAATATGTCACGTATAATTATTATATTTGTGACAAAATAACATGTTTTGTCTATTGGTACGTATTTGGTACTATAAATTATAAATAAACAATTAAAATTTAAACACATGTTATTATTTAAAAAAGACCCATTTTTTAATTTGGTTGGTGAGTTCCTTAACGATCATAATGTATCTCATAGAGAATCAATAAATGTTTTAAGGAACGTTACAGAAAACGAATATGAATTAGAGTTCGTTTTACCTGGCCTTTCAAAAGAGGATGTTAATGTAGTCGTTGAAGACAATAAACTAAAGGTGTCTTATAAAGACGAAGAAAATGAAAATTCTTATACAAGATCATTCGATAGATCTTATGAATTACCCGAAGATGTTAATCAAACTAAGATTAGTGCCAAGTCACAAGACGGTATTTTAAAGATTACAATACCGAAAGTAAAGAAGTCGTCTAAACAACGAACCATCTTAATCAAATAAATTAAACCCCCGTAATTGGGGGTTTATTTTTTTACAGATATTTATTTAGAACATCAGACTAACTTGATTTTGTCTTGAATAATTGGTATAATTAATATAAAACAGAATAATATGGCAATTATAACAGAAAAAATCGAAGGGAAAAACATTTTCGTAGAGATTCAATCGTCGAATTTACAGTCTGCGTCTTATAATACTGAAGACGAAACATTACAAGTCACTTTCAAGAGTGGTGTTGTTTATGAGTATTATAAAGTTCCGTGGCAGAAGTTCACAAAACTTAGAATGGCGGAATCGCAAGGTAGGTACTTTAATTTGAATATATCTAAGACCTATGAGTATAAGAAAATGGAATAATGAATAACACGATTGTTGATGAACTGATTGAGGAAATCGGAAACAACCAAGAGATTGTTAAATCTTTTGAAATAAGAACTTCACTATCAGAAGATATTTTTGAAAATAAGGATGGTGAATTTTCTATGCATGATGAGATCAGAAATAGACTTGTTGAAGTAACTCAGAAATTCATGGATTTTTTAGATATCGAATTCTTTATACATGATATCATTCTTACAGGTTCCCTATCAAACTATAATTGGTCAAAATATTCAGACGTTGATTTACATATATTAATTGACTACAACGAGACAGAGTACAATTTAGACTTATTAAAGGGTTTCTTTAATAGTAAAAGAAGTTTGTGGAACAAACAACACGAAATTTTAATAAAAGGTTTTGATTGTGAAATTTATGTTCAAGACGTAAATGAAAAACATACCGCTTCGGGTATATATTCTGTATTGAATGATAATTGGATTGTTGAACCTAAACAGACAATACAATCTATTGATAAGAGTATGATCATAAAAAAGGCATCAATTTTCGAAGATAAAATCGATGAAATAGAAGAAAACTTCTCTAAAGGAGAGGATGTAAGTGACGATATCCTTAAGACTAAAAAGAAGTTAAAAAAGTTTAGACAGAGTGGTTTAGATAAAGGGGGAGAGTTTTCCTATGAAAATCTCGCATTCAAATTATTAAGGAGAAATGGATACATAGGCAAGTTATTAGACATCCAAACTAAAACCACTGATAAGAAATTATCTATAGCACAACAATAAACGATATTTTTTTCTCGATATTGTAGTATTTATAGAATAAGAATAAGTTATTAACTAATATTTATAATATGTCAGATCTTAAACCATTAGGTAGTGAAAAATTATCTGGTGACGATAAATTAAAAAGAATTATGGAGATCGCCAACTACGGTAGGTCAACTAAAAATTCTGTCACCGAAAATAAAAACTCCTCTATTGAATTCTCAAAAGAATCAAATAACGGTACATATGGTATCGTAAGAGAGAAAGATGGATACTACGTAAAGAAAGGACTTAATGAAAGTACCTTAGATTATATCGGTGGTATTTTCATGAAGAATAAAAATCGTTTTAAATCATACGCAGAAGCGTTTAAAAGATTGGAATTGATTAGTGGTCAAGAATCACTCAATGAAGCGAAAAAGTACGTTTTAAAATCCAAAAGTAAACCTGCGGAATCGGTAGCACCCGAGGCACCAATAGAAGATATTCCTGCACCTGTTGCGGAACCTGAAATTGGTCCTGAACCTGAAGAGGCTCCTGTTGACGATTTACCACCTGCAGATGCGGGTATCGAAGGTGATGAAGAAATGGGTGGTGAAGATGATGGTAAAAGGTCAGACTATATGGCTGAAGTACAAAAATTCTCAGGAAAATTAGGACAATCGTTAAGAGACGTTAAAGAGAGAATGGAAAGTGACGACATCAAATATGTTATTAATATGGTTCTTTCAGCGGTAAATCTTGATTCACTTGATGAAGATGATAGAGAAGAAATTGCGGAAAAATTCGAACCAAAAGACGAAGATTTCGGTGGTGATGAATTACCATCTGTAGACGATGAACTACCTTCTAATGATGGTGAAGAGGGTGACGAAGAAGAAGTAGATGAAATCATGGATAAACTTGAGAGTTTTGTTAACGACGAACCCACTATTCAAAAAGAAGAATTACCTGAAGATGAGAAATCCATCGAAGACTACGCAGATTTAAGTGTTAAACACGAAGAAGAAGTGGGTGAAATGGAAACTTACGAAGGTGATACTAACGAAATAGAAACTGAAATAGATTTGGATGAGCTTAAGTCGGAAATCAACAAACACGTTGACGAGACTATAAGCAAATATTTCGAATAAAATGAGACTGATCTATATCAATGAAATTGGATCTGACTATAAGGGACAGAAACAATATGAGTTCATTTTCAGTAAACATACTGAGTTTGATATAGATGAGTGGTACCACATTCCCGCATCCTCTTACCCCGATTCACTATCCCCCGATTTAGAATATGTCGATTTAGTTGGTGTTTTAAAGAACACTAACATTGATTTGGACCTTGTGCAGAAATCTGATTATTTTGGTATAATCGATGCTGTTGATGGGGTCATATCTTTAGGATGGGAAAAATTTGATGAAGAAGGTGAAGAAGATAGACTCACTTTCAAATTTTCAGAGAAAATAGAGAGTGTAAAAGAAAAATTAAAAAGTAGAGGGTACAACCTTATAAACGAAGAACTAAAATATAATTTAGGGGTATGAAAAATAGAAAACAAATTATAAATAAACTTATAAATGAGGGTTTATCAGATAAACTTTTAAGTGGTTTGAATGACAAACAATTAACTGAATTGTCTGAAAGACTCATTTCGGAACAAACCCTAAACATCTCTAAAGATGATAATCAAGCCATAGACAAGGCGAAGAATGACAATAAAACTTTTGTAACTTATGAAGAAGATCAAACAGACGTTGATGAAGAAAACGATTGTGATGAGTGTCAAGAAAATGTTGAAGAAGATCAAGAAGAAATTAACGAATGGGTTGAAGGGTTAGTAAATGAAAAATACTATCACGGTACAACAACTAAAAAAGAAATTTTCGAATTGATTGGGTCATTATCTGACACGGCAGATAGTTTAGTTGATGCACAGAGTATGTTCGACGTTGATGAACAACAACCTGCACCTTCTAAACCTGATGTAGACACACCAACAAGGGAGAAACCAAGTAAACCAGGAAGAGAAAATCCTTTCAAACCAAAACATAAACCAAAACCAAAGGCAAGATTACCTAAAGTATTGTCATTTGACGCGATTGGTATCAATTTAAAACAAGCGGCAGAATGATAACGAAAAAAAACTTATTAGAAACAATCAAAAAAATTAAGGAAGCACCAATGGATTATGGTGACAATCCCGAAAGAATTGAAAAAGGTATTGAGGATAAATTAAGAGATAAAGAAACACCCTTCAAAGATAACCCATCTTTTCCTGAAGAACAACCAGACGGTTTACCTTCTAATTGGGAGGAATTATTAGCGTCTAAAAGATTTAAGGACGTTGTAGAAAAGGTAAAAAGATATACAGGATTTGAAGGTGATGTAAGTACACAAGGGTCATTAATGTCCTTACAACAAACATTAATGGGCACTCTAAGATCTGTTATGTCTTTTGAAGTAGAGAATAAAGAATACTTAGAAAACTTAGCGGTAGAATTAGTAAAGAAAGAAATGGCACTTCCTGAAGATCAATTACAGTTTGATGCCAAGATAGTACCAATGGGTGGTATTGACCCTGAAGGTTTTCAAATGCAAGGTGAAGACCCAAGTGAGGAAGAAGTAGAACAACAATTTGGTGTTGATAATGAAAGTGCAGAAGATGATGTGGAAGAGTTTATCACCGCAATGGAAAAATTTGATGCTGAGACCGCAAAAAGAAGATTTATAAACGCACTTATACAAGGTGCATCGAAGAAAGGACATTACATGTTTGAATTAGTTGCAAATGAGTTAACTGATAGAAACCCTAATATTGTAAACCAATATGGTGTATTAATGTCTGTAAATGATTTGATGTATTGGTTATTACCCGATGGGGTTATCGAAGGTCAATTTGGTCAAGGTGGTTTTGCGGGTAAAGAAGAAGTTGATACGGAAACAGATCCACCAACAGTTAAGGCAAGGGCGGTGTTTTTTCCTGCACTTGTACATGAACTAATTAAAGGTGTAATGGAAATTTTAGGTACACAAGGTTTACCTGATGACCCAAGATCTGCAGAAATGGTTATGAATAAAACAGATACTATACCTTCTGAAATTTGGGATTTAAGATTAGGACCTATTATTTGGGAAAAATTCTACGAGTCATACCCAAACAAATTATTTGATGAGGATTTAAGATACATACAAAACTACCTATTCTCAAGGTTCTCCGCATTGAATACAGAAGAATTCTTTAAAGTTTCAAGAGAAATACTTAGAGGTAGTGAACTTGGTAAAGACATTGTAAATAAAATGGTTAATCAAATTATCGAAGATTTGAAAAGAGAAGATTATGAGGAGGACGAATATAATCGAGAAATTGGTAATGACGATGACGATGGGTTAAGTGGTTTGTTAGGATCTTTAGGAATAACCTTAGGACCCGAAGACGACAACTAATCTACACGAATTATAGGAAAGTGGTCATAGGACCACTTTTTTTGTATTTATAGGATATGGATAAACATAAATTAATACAGTTAAAGGAGTACGCTAAGATCATGAAGGATACTCCGTATGCCCTAAAAACGTATTTGACTACATATGATAACACAAAAAAGACATATGTACCATTAGAACTGTTTCCTGACCAAGTTCAATTACTTGAGGACTACGATAATTACAATGAAAATATTACTCGTAAATATAGACAGGCAGGTGTATCAACTGTAACCGCAGCATGGTTATCTAAAAGAATACAAACAGCAAAACCTGACAATCCCGAAAGAATTCTTATTATTGCGAATAAGAGAGATACCGCAATTGAGATGGCTAACAAAGTAAGAAGTTTCTTAGAACAGTGGCCTGAGTGGATTAACGTAGGTTTCTCCGCAGATAAAAACTCTGAAAGTCGTTACAGAATGAATAACGGTTGTGAGGTTAAAGCCGTCGCAACATCCGCAGATGCATTACGTGGTTATACACCAACAGTACTTGTATTTGACGAAGCGGCATATATTGAAGCGGGAGAAGACTTTTGGGCTGCGTGTATGGCATCTCTATCTACGGGTGGTAAGGTTATTTTAATTTCAACACCTAACGGACATGATCCGATATACTACGGTGTTTATGATCAAGCACTAAGAGGTATGAATGACTTTAAAATTACAGATTTAAGATGGTTTAAAGATCCTCGTTATGCTGGTGATTTAAAGTGGATACGAGTTGATGATATTATTCATTATATGTTGAATAGAGAACAATATAATGATGACGAAATAATTTTAGAACAAGGTTGGAAGGGTTATGAGGATTTACTCGAAAAAGGATATAAACCCTATTCTCACTGGTTTGAGAATATGGCAAAAAAATTCAAATATGATAAGAGAAAAATCGCACAGGAATTGGAGTGTGACTTCCTCGGGTCTGGTGATGGTGTTATCCCAAACACCGTACAGGACATCATAAGAAAAACTATGATCAAGGACCCCATTGAAAAATATATGCAGGGCACTTTTTGGTTATGGAAAGAACCTATTGAAGGTCACAGATATATTATGGGTGTTGACGTATCCCGAGGTGATAGTGCCGATTCATCATCAATATGTGTTATTGATTTTGATGAAAATGAACAAGTCGCAGAATATGTTGGTAAGATCCCCCCTGATGATTTAGCGTCAATAGTTTATAAGTGGGGTACGTTATATAAGGCGTTTGTTGCTACTGACATAACAGGTGGAATGGGTATTGCAACATCTCGTAAATTACAGGAGATGGGTTATAACGACCAATATGTTGACGGTGTAAACACAAATGATATTTGGAAGTATAACAAAAAAGCACAGGAAAAGATACCTGGCATTAATTTTAACAATAAAAGAACACAGATAGTTGCCGCTTTTGAGGAGAGACTTAGACACGGTTTTCTTGTCAGATCCTCAAGGTTACTTAATGAATTAAACACATTCGTTTATATTAACGGTAGACCTAACCACATGAAAGGTGCTCATGATGACGCAATAATGGCAATGGCGATTGCTATGTATGTGGGTGATGTTTGTTTTACTCAGTTAAAGAGAAACGACACCGCAAATAAAGCGATGTTAGATTCTTGGGTATTATCTGAAAGAACATATGAGACTAAGAAATCGTTTTATTCCCATGGAACCGCGTTTGATGCAATTGGTTCTATGAAAACTGACCAAGGAACAATACCTATGAACCCTAATGGTGACGGTAATTTAAGTCTTGATCAATACAAAGAATATATGTGGTTATTCGGGGGTAGAAATAAACAGGTTTAAAAATTGAAATTTTTTTCTTATATTATAATGTATAATATTTATTAATATGGCCAAACAAAATCTAACAGTATATCAAAGACTTACAAAGGTGTTCGGGTTTACCGCAGAGAGACCTACTACACCACAATATAAGTTCGATAGAGATCAAATTCTTAAAACAGATAGTAGAGAGGATTATGAGAAGGAGATGTTGCAACAACAACAGTCTGCATACATATCTGACAAGTGGACAAAACTTGATCAGTCACTTTATAATCAATCAGTATACTATGAACCAAATAGGTTAGCAGCATACTACGATTACGAATCAATGGAGTTTACACCTGAGATTTCTGCGGCATTGGATATATACTCTGAAGAGTCAACAACACTTTCAGAAAAAGGTGAAATCTTAACCATATATTCAGAATCTAAAAGAGTAAAAAATATTTTAGAAGATTTATTTTATAACATATTAGATATTAATACAAATCTACAAATGTGGTGTCGTGGTACTTCAAAGTACGGTGACAACTTCGTTTATTTAAAAATAGATCCAAGTAAAGGTGTTATTGGTTGTCAACAACTACCAAACATAGAAATAGAAAGACAAGAGGGGGCAGCATCACAAGTACATAAGTCAGAACAACCTTCAGGTGTTCAACTACCGAGTAGAGAACTTAGGTTTACATGGAAAAACAAAGACATGGAATTCCAAGCTTGGGAGGTTGCACACTTTAGACTTTTAGGTGATGATAGAAAATTACCTTATGGTACATCGATGTTAGATAAGGTTAGACGTATATGGAAACAATTACTTCTTGCGGAAGATGCGATGTTAATATATAGAACATCAAGAGCACCTGAAAGAAGAGTATTCAAAGTCTTTGTTGGTAATATGGATGATAAAGATATTGAATCATAAGTACAAAGAATTGCAAACAAGTTCAAAAGAGATACTATAGTAGATCCAAAAAATGGTCAGGTTGATATGAGATATAACCAAATGGCTGTTGACCAAGATTATTTTATACCTGTTAGGGATCCTTCACAAACATCACCTATTGAAACTCTACCAGGAGCACAAAATTTAGGTGAGATTGCGGATATAGAATATATCCAAAAGAAATTATTAGCGGCACTAAGAATACCTAAGGCATTTTTAGGTTTCGAAGAAATAGTGGGTGAAGGTAAAAGTCTCGCATTGATGGACATTCGTTTTGCGAGAACAATCAATAGAATTCAAAAATCATTGATTCAAGAACTTAATAAGATTGCATTAGTACACTTATATCTATTAGGTTTGGAAGATGAGTTAGATAATTTTACATTATCATTAACTAACCCATCGGCACAATCTGATCTCTTAAGAATTGAACAATGGAAAGAAAAAGTAACTCTATATAAAGATGCAACTTCAGATCAATCACAAATAGGTATTCAACCTGTTTCACATACTTGGGCTAAAAAGAATATCCTTGGTATGAGTGATAATGATGTAGTTCTTGATTTACAACAACAACGACTCGAAAGAGCGATGGGTGCGGAATTAGGTATTACTCAGAACATTATTAAACGAACGGGCATATTTGATGAGGTAGATAAGAAATATGGTATTCCTGAAGAAGAAAGACAATCGATGGATGATTCAGGTCAATCCGCACCCGCAGATGGTGGGGGAGGTGATGACTTTTTATCGGGAGGTGGAGATAGTTCGCCACCACCGCCAGACGATGCACCTTTAAGTGAAGGTCAAAAAACAAAAAAGACTAAAATATTAGGTGAATTGGGAGACGAAAAATTAGAATTTGATGATCTTTTTGATTCCGAGAAGGCACAACGTAATATTTATGAGATAGAGAATAAACTCAAAGACATTATAAACGAGTAATTATGGAGACATTCGGAACAATTAAAAACAAAATATTAATAAAACTCACCGAAAGTTACGGTGATGATAAATTCAAAGAACACCTTAATAAGGTTTTTAGACCTATTATGGAAAATGAGTCTCTTAAAGAATTATATTCTTTATATGAAGAGATAGAGACAATGTCTTTTGGAGATAAAGAAACAGCAATAATTTATGTGGATGAAATATCTAAAGTATTAAATACAAGATATGATAAGATGACAGATACGTTCCACACAAGATTATTAAAGACGATAAATGAACATTTAAAGGATGTTGAGTGTAAACCAAATGAATTGTATGAACACTTAGATACTCTATTAATTCCTGATACTTTAACAAACATATCAAAGAAAGTCTTGGCAAAGAAAAAACTTGTAGAACATCTTACAACTCCAAAGACGATTGAAAATGTTACATTTAAGTCAGTGAATGAAAACTTATTAAATTCAGTTTTAGTAAATAACTTTAACGTTTCATATGATGAACAGTTAACAGAAAATGAGAGGGAGAAATTGAAAGATTATATGTCTTTAAGTGGAAAAGAGATCCAAGAAAAATTTTCTGAACTAAAGGAATCTGTATATGAAAAGTTAGATACACTTAGTGAGGGTGAGAAAGATTTCACAGAGAAATCTAAGCAAGTCAAAGACGAGGTAGGGGAAATGGGAGTAACCCGTTACAATCTATTTCGATTAGAGGATTTATCAAACAATCTAATTTAAAACAATTAAAGTGTCCCATCGGACACTTTTTTTTTACTTCTCTTCTTCGGTCCTAATTTTTTGAATGTAGATTGCCTTTTGTTTTTGAAGTCTTTTTTTAACAGAGGGTTTTGTGAATTGTTTACCTTCTCTTAATTTGTTAATTTGTTTTGTTCGTCTAACCTTTTTTCTGAGTCTTTTTATTGCCGACTCAATTCCACCTTTATCTTTATTTACTTTTATTATTAACATACTAGAATATATAATAAATATACTAGAAAAATTTGATATAATAAATAATTTTACGTATTATTTTATTACACCATAAAAGAGATAAGATGGAAAAAAATGAAATTAGGAAGATTTATCCCATTAGGAAACTACAGGGATGTCAAAATAGGTTATGGTACAATTAACCATAGAGATTTAAAAACAATATATCTGAAATTAAATTCGTGGTTAGAACCACAAGATTCTGATATTAATTATGATTCGATAGTAAAACTTTCGAGAACCAAAGTAAGAAAACTAATATATAATTTAGGTTTTGATATTTTTAGACCTGAGAGTATTGTTGATTTAGATATAAGAACAAAAGGTATTAGTAAAGAAAAAAGGTCTTTTATGGATTTGGAGATTACTTTATACGTCCTCAAAGACATCAATATTAAAAGTGAACAACTAAAACAAGACATAAATTCTTTAGTAAGAGAGATAGTTGACACTTGTCTAAACGACGAATTATTATTTAATTTCAACAAAAAGAAAAAATAACTTAGATATTGATGTATTTATAGGTAATAAAACTATAGATACATGAAGGTACTAGGACCAAACGAAATAGGTAAAGGAATTCTCATAGAGTATGATGCAGGTCATATATCTCCTGAGGAGAATAAAAAGGTGATACGAGAAATGAAGGGGATTGATTTCTCTGAAGATATCGTTCTTTACGCTGTTTTACAGAAATTCGACACACCAAATAAGAATGGTAGAATATATCCTGAAAAACTTCTCAAGAGAGAAGTAGAGAAATATCAGGATGTTATTGGTAAAGGTTCTGCACTAAATGAACTAAACCACCCCTCATCATCACTAATAGATTTAGATAGAGTTTCCCACACAATTGAAGAAACGTGGTGGGACGGTAAAATATTAATGGGTAAGATAAAACTACTCTTATCCCCTGGTTGGAAGAAATCAGGAATTGTAAGTACTAAAGGTGACCAAGCCGCAATGTTACTTATGAACGGTGTTACTCTCGGTATATCCTCAAGAGGAGTAGGATCACTAAAATCAGAAAAAGGACAGAATATAGTCCAAGGAGACTTTGAATTGGTTTGTTTTGACTTAGTTTCATCTCCATCTACACCAGGGGCATACGTTTTTAAAGATATTGAAGATAGAGATCAATATGAAGAATCTATTGAAGAACAACCTGTTGTCGATGAAAAAATGTCAAGGTTAATGGGTAAGTTAGACAATTTCCTGTCAAGATAGTTAATTTTTCTTTGATCCGAACATCATTAAACTTATTTTTTCTGAATTACGAAGTATTTATTAGTAAACAATTTTATAACAAATGAAAAAATCCATTTTAGAACAAGCATTGCTACAAGTCCAAGACTTGGAAGAGGCAGTTAAGCAAAACGCAAAAGGTATACTTGCTTCCACGATGAAGGAAGAACTAAACGATGTGCTTAATGAAACCATGGAAGAAGAGGTAGTTGAGGGTAACAAAACTCCTATAACAGAAGACGAACAAGATATACCAATCTCGGAACAATTTGATGACGAGGAAGGGAATGAAGACGAAGCTTCGATAAATGACGAACCATCAGACGAAGAAGATCCTGATTTAGAAGATGAGGGTTCTGCGGAATCAGACGAACTTGATATAGATGATATTGATAGTGAAGATGAGGAAGAAGAATCAGCAATGGATGATGAAGGTGACGATGATGTCTTAGATATGACCGATGCTTCTGACGACGAAGTTCTTAAGGTATTCAAATCAATGAAACCTGAGGATGGGATTGTTGTAAAGAAGGACGGTGATAACGTCGAATTAGAAGACGGAGACGACGAATACATTATTAAACTTGATAGCGAAGAAGGTGACATCGATGAAACAAACGAAGGTGACGCTCACGAAATGGGTGAGGGTGACATGGAAGCGGAAGAAGAAGTATCAGAAGAAACTGAAGAAGAAGTAGCTGAAGAAGCTGTGGAAGAAGAAGTATCAGAAGATATGGAAGCGGAAGAAGAGGTTTCAGAAGGTGATGACACTGTATACGAAATTGAGTTAGATGACGTAGACGAAGGTGAAGTCTCTGAAGAGGTTACAGAAGGTGACGCTCACGAAGGTGAGGGTGACGATGATGTGGCTGAAGAAGTTTCCGAAGAAGAGGTATCTGAAGAAGAAGTCTCTGAAGAGGAAGAAACTCATGAAGAGGACGTAGACGAAGCTGCAAGAACAACTTCAAACGTTCACGGTGATAAAGGTGGTCAAAACAGGGCAGGTATTAAAGGTAAGACTAAATACAAGTCAGGTGCGATCAACGAGGAAGTTAAAACTTTAAAGAAACAAAACACTGAATATAAAAAGGCGTTAATTTTATTTAAAGAGAAACTTAATGAAGTCGCTGTGTTTAACGCTAATCTAGCGTACGCTACGAGATTGTTCACAGAACATTCTACTACTCGTCACGAGAAATTAAACATTTTGAAGAGATTTGACTCAGTCACTTCTTTAACAGAATCGAAGAGTACATACAAAACAATTAAAACAGAATTGGATTCTTCGAAGAACATTACAGAAACTGTAGTCGATAAGATCGCTTCAACCCCGACAACATCTTCATCTCAAGAAGTACTTTCAGAAACAAAAGCTTACGAAAGTCCTCAGTTTAAGAGAATGAAAGATTTAATGTCAAAAATAAAATAATAAATAACTTAAATTAAAACTCAATTAAAAATGGGAGCATTATTAGAAAGTGGTATGGTTGGTAACATCGGGTTAAAACACCTGAGAGTTATCAAAGAAGATACCATCAAAAAATGGGATGACCTCGGGTTCTTAGAAGGACTTGAAGGACACCAAAAAGACAATATCGCCCAATTATATGAGAACCAAGCTTCACACTTGATTAACGAAGCTGCAGTATCTGATTCATCTGGATCATTTGAAACTGTAGTATTCCCGATCATTAGAAGAGTATTCTCAAAATTGTTAGCGAATGACATTGTATCTGTACAAGCAATGAACTTACCAATCGGTAAATTGTTCTACTTTGTACCTAAAATTCAGGATAGAAACGTAGCAGGAACTGTTCAAAGTCATAACGAACCATACGGTATGCCAGGGAACGCTGATGCGTCTACTAAAGGTTATGGTGCAAACCAAAGAAACCTTTATGATAGATTCTATGAAGAAGGTGACGGTGCTGAAGAAGGATTATTCGATTACTCTAAAGGAGAATTCGATGTAATCACTCTAACGGCTAATAACTTTGTTACTTTCGCTGAAGGTATTGCAACTGAAGACGCTACTGCATTAGCAGCAGACGGACCAAGTGTAATTATCACAGCTACTGGATTTGCAAAAGCAGGTCAAGGAAAGATCTCAGGTCCTAACGGAAACGAAATGGATTCTGAAGAATTTTTGGCTTCATTAGAAGTAATAAAAGGTGGTAAATCATTACCATTTAACATTGTAACTCAAAAGTACGGTAAAGGTCTTGTTGAGTACGGTGGAAAAGGAACAGGTATTACGGGTCAATTCCCTGACATCTGTGACGAAGACGGTAAAATCTTCATAAACGTGGACTTACAAAGTTATTCAGCAGCTACAGGTTTTGCAGACGCTGGACAAGGTGATGTACCAACTGACTTTACTCTTACATACAGACAGTATTCTTCTCTTGAATTTGAAGATGCTATCGGTGAGGTATCTTTTGATTTAGAATCAGTAACAGTTTCTGTAACTGAAAGAAAATTAAGAGCTAGCTGGTCTCCTGAACTTGCACAAGACGTGTCTGCTTTCCACAACATCGACGCTGAAGCTGAGTTAACTGCATTGTTATCTGAGCAAATCGCGGCTGAGGTTGATAGAGAGATCTTAAGAGACTTAAGAAAAGGAGCGGCTTGGAACTTAAAGTGGGACTACAATGAGTGGAAATACGGTGGAGACGCTGGAAAAACACTACAGGGTTATACTCAAAAGGATTGGAACCAAACGTTAATTACTAAAATTAACCAATTATCGGCTCAAATCCATAAAACTACACTTAGAGGTGGTGCTAACTGGATCGTTGTTTCTTCTGAAGTTTCAGCAGTA